CGCTCATTATACCTCCTTCACGTATTTAGCGTACTCTTCTAGTGGCACCCCTAATTTTTTAGCAATAGCCACCTGTGACTTGGTGAGTGTCACGGTTCTGCGTCCTTGTTGTTTTCTTCCAGCGGAAGCCACAGTTTGGACGGGTTTCTTTGGCTCCTCTTTAACCTCAGTTTCCTGAGATTGTGCTGTAAACTTATGAGGATATAACTCCTTCATACGTTTATCTACCTCATTATAATACTCATCGCTCTCTGCGTCAAACCCCTGACTAACCAAGTCTTCATGGAGCATAAATGCAGAATTTGTCATGTATTTATCATTGCCAAACCATTCATTTTTTTCAGCCCAAACTTTAGCTTTAGGACTAGGTGTAGCAGTTTTTTGAGGTGTTACTGGTTGAGCTTTTTGAGTTTTCTGTTCTTCCTCAAAGGCTTTTTTAGCTGCAGCGCGTTCGCTCATAACAATACGTGCCTTTTCCTTCTCAACGGATAACTTAGTTAACTCATCATTAGCTTCCATTATTTGAGTAGCGTCTTGAGCTTCAATGGCAGATTTAAGCTTTGCTTTAACCTGTTCTCTTTGAGCATCAACTCTAGCATCAAATTCTTTAATATAGTTTGTGTCTACATCTAAATATTTAGCTTCTGTTTCTGAATATCTTTTTTGTAGACCTTTAGCGTATTCTAAAGCAGCTTGTTCTCTTCTTTCTGCTTCACGTAATCTATAAGTAATCTTATCAATACGTTTTTTAACGCTTTCAGTATATTGGCTTAAGTCATCAACTTCAGGCTTGCCTTCAGTTTTCTTTTCTACTTTAACTTTAAGCTCTGGCTTATCTTCTATCTCTTGAATTTCAACAACGGGTTTTTCTTGTTTGCTGTTTTTTGGTTCATGAGTTGTATAACCTAAATCCACTTCACCCATATTTAAATTAGGTGTTTGTGGTTTATCAGTTTTTTGTTTTTCTTCTTTAACTTCTATTGAAGTTTCTTTTACATCATCCAGATCTAATTCTATATCTGGTTGTGTATTTACTACTTGTTTGTTTTCCATGTGTCCTCCTTAGTACATGTGCAGAATGTCAGCAGGATTATCAATCTTAGCAATGATTTCATCATCATTAAGAATTCTAACTTCTCCGCCTTCTATTCTGAATCGGCTACCAGCATATCTTCCAAAGATTACCCAATCTCCTGTTTTGCACCACGGTCCATTTGGAAATCTATTTTTATCACTATAACAAAGATCTCCCATTTTAAGAACGTAAGCACAAACAGTAGTCATCTGAATAGTGTCTTTTGAAGTATCTGATAGAATTACTCCACCTTTAGTTGTAGCAGGTCCAGCATAAGGCAATACCAATAATCGGTAGCCTGTTGGATTAGGCATTCTATCTAAAGTGGATTTTTCTATTGAGTTTGGATCAAGAACTTTTGTAATTTCTTGTTCCTCTTTATAAGCGTTTAATAATCCTTCAACTTTTGAAGGTACCTCCGCTGTCGTCATCGTCATCATCATTCTCCTTTTTTAGCAGGTCATTAAGATCCTGAAGCAGAGCTTCTAAAGCTCTGATTTGACCCCTAGAATAATGAAGTTTATCAAGCGTGTCTATACCATAGCAAAGTTCTTCTTTTATCTGGTTTATTTGCTTGTTTATTACTCGCTTAATTTCTTGAACTGTACCGTAATCTAACATTTAGTTAATATCCTCATAATTTTATATGCTTCACCTTTATCAAATAATTCTTTAAGGCCCAAACTATAAGCTATTTCTTTAGCAAATCTACCTGAAATAAATATATTTGTTAAATCTTCTCCCCATTTTTCCAAACCTCTTCTTAAATAACTTATTCTACGTAATTTTTCTTGTGCATCAGTCTCCTCCCCGTCCCAAGACGATTTACCATGAAAGTGTAATACGAATGGATGGTTAGCTACCATTGTTTTATACCCTTTAATTGCACATCTAATTCTAAAATCCATATCTTCTCCTCCGCAATTAGAAAAAGTATCATCAAAATATCCAACATCAGCATGAATTTTGTATGGAATACGTCCTAAATACATTTGCATAAATATTTTTTCTTCTACACTATCAAAATTAAATCTTTTTTTATGAAATTTTACAACTTCATCTAAAAAATGTTCTTTTCCTAAGTAATCTTCTAACTGAACTACAAATTCAAACTTAAATTGATCAGCTTTATAGATATTATTAATATTACAAGATGGAATTAGTATGCAATCATCTCTTTGTTTTAACGGTTCAAACCAACCTTCAGTAAAAATGATATCATTTGTTATGACTACAAAGTCTTTTTCAAATTTTTTAGCTACTCTTAAACCTTTATTAAAGTTTGTAGCCCAAGCTTTAGGTGTTTTATTATTAACATATACGTTTATTGGGTAATCTTTTCTAAAAGCATTAGTTCCATCATTATTTACAAATACAAATATGTCATCTTTTTCTAACTTAGTGTGTTTAAAAAAACTATCTAAAGCTAATTTAGAAAAATTTTCTGTATTTTTAGAACTTACAAAACAAAATACGTGGCTCATTGTGTTTTTTCCAATACCATTAAACCATTATTTTCCCAAACGTTTTCTTTTATAATCCAATTTGGGTTTTGTTTTAAAAATTCATTAATGGCTGGCATTAATTCACTGCCACAATTTACGGTATCATGAAATATTAAATACTTTTTAACTTTACTTGCGTGCATTTTTAATTCTTTAGCACATTGTTTATATGTATGGTCTGTGTCTATAAATAATAAATCTGTAGGCTCTATTTCAAATCCATCTAACACAGTGTCTTGTTGTTTAAACTTAAAATCTTTTCTAGTATCTTGTGCTGATTGTGTATGGTGTTCAAGGTTATGAATAACATTCTCAATGTCATAACATCTTACAGTCTTTGCTCGTGATGCAAGCCAAGCCCAAGTACTAACTCCAGTTCTAACTCCAAACTCAGTTACATGTTCACATTGATTTGCATATCTGTGCATCATAGCAATATGTTCATTAATATCTGATTTATTCCATTTAGAAAAATTAAACCAAAAATCAGTAAGGTCGTTTATGCCTATTTCAAATCTATAAGTAGTAGATTTCATATTAATTTTTTTGTCCAGGTCTTTGGAGTTTTATCATTTATAATTTCTATGTCTAGATGATATTGAAAGGCCCGTGGTCCGTGTTCCTTGATGAATTCATAAGTCTTCTTTACGCCTTCTTTCATAGAAACTGTAGTCTTATAACCTAGAAGCTTTCTTGCTTTATCTGATGAACATACTGCATGTTTAACTTCTTGGGGTCTATCTGGTACATATTGGAACTCGCCGTTATATCCAGTGAGATTGGCACACGTTTCAGCGACTTCTTTTATTGTGACAAATTCTTCATCAGGCCCGATGTTAATTACTTGACCCACGACTGACGGGTCCTCGATCATTTTTAATAATGAACTTAAACAATCATCTACATATGAGAAACATCTTGTCTGTAATCCATCTCCATAAATAATTGGAGGTTTGCCTTGTAACATTCTATTAATAAAAATAGATACGGCATTTCTAAAAGGATCATCGTATTTTTGATTAGGTCCAATAATGTTGTGGGGTACTGCAATAACTAATTCTATATTATGAACTTTACATAATACTTTTAATATTTCTTCTCCAGCAACTTTGGATATACCATAAGGGTCAACTGGTTTGGTTGGCATATCTTCTGTAAATGGACTTTGTTGGTCTCCATATCTTGCCATAGAAGAACAATATATAATTCTTTTAACTCCATTTTGAATGGCTGCCGTTGCAACGCCCACGGTTGCCATAATATTATTTTGTGTAATTGTATAAGGTGAGAATACAGATAATCCTTCATGAGCTGTAGCTGCACAATGAAACAACACATCAATGTCTTTTGTAACTGTAAGCATCATTTTAAAGTCTGCACAATCAGCTTTAAAGAATGTTTTTAAAAATGGAATATTATCTTTATCCCCACCTAATAGATTATCAACACCTTTAACTTCGTATTGTCTATTTAATAATTCTTTACAAATATGCGAACCTAGAAACCCTGCGGCCCCTGTGACTAAAATTCTTTTAGCCATTATTTCTTTTAAATCTTTTTTTTAATTCTTGTTTCCAAATCCAATGGTCAAGCCAAGAAGAGAATTTTTTTATTAATTTAAAAATCATTTTTTTAACTTCTTTTTTAACAATTTAATTTGTTTTTGCAAGTTAAAAATGATCTTTTCTAAATCATTAGGTCCTTTATCTTTAAAAGACATTATTAGCTTTTATCTGAATCCTGTGGTTTACTAGCCATTGTTCTTGCAATAGACTCTCCAGAACGGCCTAGCGTATAACCGCCAACCCCAACAGTCAGTAAAGTCCATACATCGCCAGGTAGTGAAAATGTAATTTGTGATTTAAATATAATTAATGAGATAGGTCCTAAAATATAATTCCATACTAATATAAAAATTAATACGTACATAAGCGTAGGCCTCCATCCAGAAACATACCAGCCTGATTTAGCTTCTGCTTCAATAATAGAAGCTGCCGCTTTTAGTTCTTCTGTATTAGATTGTAACAATTGTGCTTGTAAATCTGCTTTTAATTTATTAGCAAGATCTTTATCTTCTACTGCTTTATCAATTGTATTAAAAAGTATCTTAGCTATTGGAGCAATAGCACTTAACATTGGAAACATTATTTTTTCTTCTTTCTAACAATCTTTCCTTTTTTAAGACCTTGTGATGCTGGTCCTTTTAAAGGAGGTGGCCCAAATCTTTTGCCTGGCATTGCTGCTCTTAATTTTTCTTTACTTTGGTACATTTTTGTTTTGATCGTATGTATCGTATTTTTGTCTAAGTAAATCAATTTTATCTTTAGCGATTTCTAATCTATCATTAGATTGTCTATCTTTAACTTCTATTTCATGCTGTCTCATTAGAGTATCCACTTTAAATTTAGAAGCATCCATAGAATGATTTATAGAATCTGCTTGTTGTTTTCTTTGTAACTCAACAGCTCTTAAATCTAATTCTCTTTGTTTCAATTGAACTAATGGATCTACTTGTTGTTCTCCTGCTGCTTCTGCTTGTTGTAACTGAGCAGTTAATTCTACAACTCTTTGTGCAATCATACCATTCATTTTGATTGTAAACATTTGTGGGTTTTGTTTAGATAATATTTTATCAGCAGGACTTTGTGCTAAAGCTTCAACAACTTCTTGTGATGCTTTTTGTGAAATATGTTCTGATATATGTCCTTGTAATAAAGCATATACAGCTGGATTAATTTGTACCATTCTTGTTTTAATAAATAATGAATGTGCCGCTATATGTGCATCATGATCTTGTTGTGGAAACGCTATTGGTAATTTCATTTGTAAGGCTTCCATATTTTCCATAGCTGGATCTTTTGGAATCTTTGGTGGTTCTGTTTTTAAAATTTCATCAATGTTATGAACACCTAATGCTCTATAAACTCTTCTGTAAGCTTCTCTAAGATCGTGTAAATCTGGAGCTGACATTGCAACTCTTAATGTTTCATTAGCTAATGTTATTCTTTGAGATAAAGAAAATATATTAGGATCTGCAACTGGTATAACATCTACTCTATCATCAAAATCTTTTACTTTAACAAATCTATCTGCGTTGTGTACTGCGTATGGATATACTGGTGGTAAATATGTTTTAAATATTTCTGCAAGTAATCTAAATTCTGATTTCATAGAATAGTAACATCGTTTATGAATAGCTGACATAACTCTAGATCCTCTTTCTAAAAGAGCTATAGTCGTGCCTACTGCAGCAGCTTGATTTCCATCACCTACTTGCATATCAGCAATCGTTGCAAAACGTTGACCTGCTTCAACACAATAGCCCATTAATTGATAAAGCACGGTGCTCGGTTCTTTGAAAGGTAATAACTGAAACTGATCTTTGATGTTTCCGCCTGGTGCATCTACATCTCTGAACTCACCTGGTTGGAATGGTTGATCATCGTCCCTGATTCTAAGTCCTCTAGCTTTAAATCCAGCAGGTAAGTTAGATAAGGTTCCTGCATCTAACAATTGTCTTAATGCAGTTGTAGCTGATCTAGATAATCCTCCTATCATATGAATTAAACCAAAACCGTAGAATCCTAAACCTGGTAGAAATTTAAAGTGTACGAAATAATCTTTTCTAGTTTTAAGAGAATCTTGCATATCCCAGTTTCTATAAATAGAAAGTATTTCTTGTGAGCCTTCATCGATAGTTACAATGTAAGGAACTTTAACATTTTTATCTGTTATATCATTTTCTTTTTTTGGTAATTCATATTCATCTAAATCTAAATCAACATGCATCTCTAAAATATTATATTGATTATCTGTATAAGCTGCTGGTTTAATTCCTTCTATCTGACTATATTTCTTTTTAATATCACTAGGGTTTGGCTCTGTTGCCATTCTCAATTCTATGTTTCTATAAAATCCTGCTTTTTGATTTTTAATAACTTCGTTCTCAGACATTTTAAGAACGTGTGTAATTCTTTCACAATCTTTTAAATCAGTTGCGTAATATGGAACTACTAAATCTTCTGATGGAATAAATTTAGATACGGCTCTTTGTAATACTTCATCAAAATAAATCTTTTTAAATGCTGATCCTGATAATGGTAAATAAAATAATAATTGATCAAAGTCTGGAGTATATTCTTCCATCTCTTCCATTAGCATAAAGTTCATGAAGTCTTCTACTCGTTGAGCTTGTTGTTCTGTTTCCATAGTAGCATCACCTACAACTTGTGTTCTTACAGGACCTGATGCTGGTAGTAATTCTTTATAAGCGTGTGCTTGAAATTGTGTAACGGCTTCTGCTAGTAATGGATGAGTCACGCCTGACGCTCCTTGGAATGGTTTAGTTTGATCTTGGTATCTAAATCCTAAAAGATCCAAACCTTCTACATAAGCCTTTTCCCAATCTTGTCTTGAATCTCTGTCTTGTTTGTATTCTGTAATTAAACCATTAGCAATTTTATTAAGCATTTTTTTATCCATGTCTTCTGCAAGATTTTTATGAAAATCTTGTTGTGGATCTACAGGTGCTTCTGCGGGTTGTTCTTGTCCTTCAATTTGAACATTAACTGGTTCTGCAGGAACTGACATATCAGTTTGATTTTCTGATGGTGCTACTTCTCCAGTAGGTAGATTAGGTATTTCTGTATTATCTTCTGTTGCCATAGTTAAACTCTTGTATACTAAACCGTACTAAAGTAAAGCTTTAATATAGTTTGGTTGGTCTATGTTTTGCTATTTTATTGCCTTTTGCTAAAACTTCTCCACCACTTTTAAGAAGTTTAGTTACTTGAGCTTTTTTAGGATCAATAGCTCCTTCATGACCAAATTTTTTTTTAATAGTTTCACCACCATTTTTGCCTTTACTAATCTCTCCGCCTTTTTTTGCAATAAATATTTTTTTTAAAAAATCTTCAGCTTCGTTTTTTCCATATGTATTAGAATTAATATCTGCTCCAGCAAATTGAGCAGTTCTTGGCTGATTAATATCTGCTGGTGATCCAGTTCCGCCTTGTCCAGAAAATGGAACAGCTCTAGGTTGATTAATGTCCACGGGCCTTGGTGAATTATTCAAATCGTTATTAGTAACTGGACTTGAATTAGGGCTCATTTTTTTTATTATTCCTGAATTAAGTAATTGTTCTATAAGAAACATTTTTATCTCCTACTTAATTAAATCTTTAATATAGTCATGTCCCTTAAGAACTTCTACTTCTCCGCCATGTTTTAATCGAACTTTTGGATTAATAACATTAACATTTTCATTTTCTAAAAGAGAAGGGGATGTAGTATTGGTTGTTGTATTTGCTACTTGAGTATCACTTTTTTTATCTTTAGTAAATTTATCATAAAGTAATCCTAATCCTGCTCCTCCTAAAATAAAATCTTCTATTCCCATATTTATCTCCTATTTAATTAAATCTTTAATATAATCGTGACCTTTAATAATTTCTACTTCTCCGCCATGACTTAAAGTAGCCTTAGATTGAATAATATTTGTATTATCTGCACCATATAGTTGATTAGCTATTACTTTAGGATCAGTCACTGTTCCTAACGGTTGTCCTTCTGGAGCAACTGTTTTTGAACTTTTTTTACTACCAAAAATTTCTCCTGGTATATCCATAATATCATCTATAATACTCATAATTATCTCCTAGTATAATTTAGTTGGTTTGTGTTTAGCTAATTTATTTCCTTTAGCTAAAATTGATCCGCCTTTAGTTCTTGGTATATATCCTAAATGAGGTTGTTCAGTTAAACCACCCATTGCGTAGGTTTTATTTGGATATATTACATTTCCTAATTGATCTACATTAGCTATTTCAGATTCAATTCTATCTCTATCTTCAAGAGCTTTTATATTTTTTACTTGTTCATCAGATGGATGCATTTTATCATACATTTCTTTAGAAGGGATTTGTGATTTTTTTCCTTTAGAATCTGTATAGACAGGACCTACATCTCTTGTAGCATCATCAATATTATAGTCTGATTTTTTTTTCTTATCCTCAGACATAGTATTATGACATTTTAGCTGGTCTAAAACCTTTTATAGCAACTCCAGTACCTTTAACTTCTCCGCCTTCTGATAAAGCTTCACCCATAGTAGATCTTTTAGATGCCATTATAGCTCCGCCACCTCTAAGTGCTTCACCCATAGTAGATCTTTTAGATGCCATTATAGCTCCACCACCGCGTTTAGTTTCTGGTTCTTCTGCTTCCATTTTAGCATAAGCTTCTGGAGATACTTTTCCAGATTTAATATCTTTTGCTTGTTTAGATAAATTCTTTTCTTCACCTTTATGTCCTTCAGACTTTTCACCTTTAACAAATTCTGATGGTGATGTTTTTCCAGACTTAACCGACTTAGCTTCTGATAACTCTTCTCCGTAAGTTTCCTTACCTTTAAATAAAGATCCGCCTTTTTTTAAAGCTTCACCCATAGTAGATTTTTTATCAGCCATAATTGCTCCGCCGCCTCTTTTTTTATTTTTTGACATACCTGCCTCCGATAATGCGATTGCTATCGCTTGTTTAGGGTTCGTCACTTTTTTATCTGACGTACCTGATTTTAACTTTCCTTCTTTCCATTCTTTCATCACTGTCTTAATCTTACTTTGTTTAGATCCGCTTTTCATGCTGTGCCTTATAGTAAGTCTTTAATGTAATCGTGTCCTTTAGTAATATGAATATCTCCACCATCTTTGTATTTATTTTTAGAATGTGGTATTTTGTTTTCTTCTGCGTATTGTTCAGGAGTCACGCCACGAGCTCTTTCCATAGATACATCTTCTGGCATTCCACCTTTTCTTAAACCAAATGTTTTTTTAACATAATCTTTTGCTGTAGAAAAAATATCAGATGAATCTGCTGTAGATGTTTTTTGTACGGATGAATCAAGTTGTGAATAATCATCTGGTTCTGTTTTACCTTGTGTAGTGGCTGTTCTTTGTACAGATGAATCAAGTTGTGAATAATCATCTGGTTCTGTTTTACCTTTATCAGCAACTGCTGTAGATTTATTTTTATTTAAATATTCTGCTAAATTTTTTGAACCTGATTTACTAACTTCATCTTTTGTAACTGCTGCGTATTTTTTACCTTGATATTCAAATTCCGAACTACCTGCTTTTCTTGCATCAGAAAAAGTTTTTCCAAAACTAGACATTGTATTAGAAGCAGAACTTGGTGTAGTTGTAGATTCTGTTTTTGCTGAATAAGCCATATTAGCTTTTCTCATTCCAGGACGAGTATTATCCTCTGATGTTGTTGAATCTGATTTTGTTGTACTAGTGGGGCTTGTGTAAGACATATTAGTTTTTCTCATTCCAGGACGAGTATTGTCTGTTGAAAAAAGTTTTTTAATTCTTTCTACGTCTTTTTTATAACCAGGCTCATTAAACTTATCTTGACTATCGTCTGCCATAATATCTCCTAATAATATTTATATTCTTTTGGTGGCCTGTCTTCTTCCACATAATCCCTATATGTACTAATAAAGCTACCTTGACGGTATCTTAACACAGCTTGTGTCATACTATCAACATAGTCATCATATTCTCCATGAGGAAATGCGGCGCACTCCTCAATCACGTCTGTAGCGAACTTTTCGCCTTTTGGAAAGAAAACATTGCCTGATTCAAATATAGGTGCACAAGCATTTACCCTAGTAAACTTATCATTTCCCTTATTAGGAACAAAATCTACAGCTGGAATACCTGCTCGTCTAAACTCTTGTAGTAAAGGTTGTCCTGAAGCTTTGGCTTCAATTAGTACTGTTTCAGGTTCCCAATACTTGTAAGCATCAAAAGCTACGTTCTTAAGTTCTGGAAAATCATATTTACCTTTAACAGCATCTAATAGGATAATAGCAAATGGACCATCTTCTCTTGGTTGAAAAATACCCCATGTAGTAATAGCAGAATAATCGGCAGTTTCCTTTTTACTAAATGCAGTATCATAACTTTGAATGATATGATGTAAATTAGGTACATGATCATGTTTCCATTCCTGCCACCATTCTCGTTTTATAATTGCACCTTCCTCAGATGTAGGATTCTGCATATATTGAGCCGACCAGTTCCTAATGCTTAATGAAGCTTTTACCTTTTCTAATTCTTCTAGGTTCCAATATTCAGGCCAAACTGGTTTCCCTGAATTTAAAATTGCTGGAAATGAAATTAATTTCCACTTATCTGCTTTTGGTTCTGTTTGAGCCTTAATTAATCTACCAGTCAAATCATCTTCTGCCCATCTAGTCATAACTAACAATATGGAACCACCTGGTTGTAAACGCTGTCTGGGTCCTGAAAGATACCACTCATAAGATCTTTCCATAGCAGTATTGGATAATGAGTCTTGTTCAGTATGAGGATCATCAATAATTAATAAATCAGCACCTCGTCCAGTAATAGCTCCGCCGACCCCCGCAGCATAATACTCACCGCCATGATTCGTTTCCCAACGACCTTTGGCTTTTGAGTCTTCTCTGAGCCTTACGTCACCAAAGATTTGTTTATACTGTGGTGAATCAATTAAGTTACGAACCTTACTACCAAATCTTCCTGATAATTCCGCATTGTGGGATACCTGCATTAATTTCATCTTAGGATACTTCCCTATAATCCAAGCAGGAAAATAAATAGATGCAAACTCAGATTTAGTATGTCTAGGGGGCATGTTTATAATGAGCCTCCCTTTTTTCTCATTTGCTATACGAGTAAACTCATTAGCAATTATCTGATGGTGTCCCCATCGGGTCCTTTCAGTTTCTTTACGAAAAATGAAGTCTGGCCACATCTCTTTCACAAAATATAAAAAATTATCTTGGCACAGCTTAATATGTTGGATCCATGCGTGCTCAACTTTCTCACGTAATTGATCAGTGGTTAATAGGTCAACATTTGTAATTTTAGGGTCCATACAAAAATCTACTGTAGTGCATGTATAAGTCCTGCGCAAGGGTCACTTACAAAGACACTCTTTTTTTAATTAATCCCTAATAGATACACACAATAAACAAATGCAACCTATGCGTGTATGAGCCTCAACGACCTAGCTACACGAGCCACGATACAACCTATGGTTGTATTCTACCCTCTATAAGTAGTTCCGATAATTAAATGTTATCACCCTTGCGTTGCAACATAACTATGTTGCGTTGCAATATACTCAAATACTTGCTCAATGCCCTTTGCATCTGGTGTCGTGGATAAGACTTCACGGCACACGGCACTTGGCTCAAGTCTATACAGTTTAAGAGCAGACTGCTTGACTGCCTTATTCAAGATAAAGACATGACCGCCATGTTGTTGGTGGTGTAATATCCAGTTAATCTGGTACTTAGATAAATTACAGTTCTTGATGTTGTTTGCTTTAAGTTCGAGCCAGAATTCCTGCCCTTTATATACACAGTTAAGGTCTGGTATGCCGTTGATTGTATGGCTTTCAATTCTTGTAAAGTGTGCAGTTTTAATTGTTTTTTTAATTAAATTATATAACTTACTTTCATTAGTCTTTGACATATCAGCACAACCTAAAGCTGTATTTATATTAAGTCAATAAGTCTTTGTTTTTGTTGTTTTATTTCTTATGGGATATTCTACTATTATGTTGCATTATATATTAACAATGATAATTAACAGTTATTAAACAATAACAAAAGACAATAAAACTATGACACAAACACAACTAAAAGAAAATAATAATTTAAGAAATCAAGTTAAGCATATTGCTGAAACAATAAGACTGGGCCAGTATGACACAGACTATATTGATGGCCCTTGTGCTTATGACTACTTAGAAGATGTTTTAGATATTCAATACATTATTAGTAATGATAAGAAATATTTAGGTGCAAGGGTATTAGTTGCCTTTGGTGGCCCTAATATTTGGATTAATACACAAACAAAAACAGTTGAGGGCTATTGGTGGAATGATACTTGTCATATTTCATATCCAACGGACAGTCTGGGCCTAGATGAATATTTAGAAGAACTTTATCTGTGTAATTAATATATGAATAAAGAACATTACTTTACATATAAAGACTGCTTTATTTCTTTAACGCAGTATTTAACTGGTGTAGTTCTTGTATCAGTCCGAAGTGATAATGATTACTTTACAAAGCGTTATATGGACTACACAAGGGCAGAAATAATAGACAAAATAAAACAAACAATAAATGAAAGGACAATAAACAATGGCACAATGTGATTTATGCTATGCAGATGACGACAACATAACAAAAGAGATGCTTAAAGAAAGAGGTTATACTGAAACAGATGATTATTTTTTTATGCACGATGAATGGGTTGTTTGTTGTGATTGTTATGACAAAAGGGATAATTGGGATAAGGAAAATGTTTGGAATAGACAAAGTTTAAACGGCATATATGCGAGGAAACACACTTGCGAATTATGTAAAACTCAACATCATTTAGATGACGGCTTTTTAGATATATCCGATATTTGCGAAGATTATGAGGATAGTGTTGAAAAATACGAAGAAAAACACAATGTAAGTTTTTCTGATTTTTGGTGTGTTCCTTGTGCAGATAAAACAATAAAAGAAATAGAAAGGGCAGTAAACTAATGACTTATAATATATCAATTACAATTATTGCTGTTATTTTTTTAATAATTGTATTAAGGGAATTTATTAAGATTATTAATTTTAATAAAACAAATAATTTTGATAAAAAGTATAAAGCAACACGCATTAACGCCAATAAATACAGCGTTGATAAATGGGTAAAATAAACAATAACAAAGAAAACAAAACAAAGAGGTTGAAATGAATAAAGCTGTTTATGTAAATTGGTATGATGAAGAATTAGACAAATACTATAAAGAGGATAGACCAGATAATGAGGGTTTAATTTATGGTGTTTATTTTTATGATGAGGATGACGAACATATTGAAACAATGTGGTTTAAAACTGAAAAAAAGAGAAATAACTTTTTTAAAACAGTTAAAGATTTTGAATTAATAGAAAAAAATGAATATGCTTATTTTTAAATCTTTTTAATCTCTATTATAACTGAATTTGGAATGATTGTGGTGTTGGCGATTTCATCTATTTGCCCCGTTTTTTCATCTTTTAAGGCAAAGTCGCCAAATACTCTAGTTAAGCCGTTGGCTTGTGATATAAGATGTCCTTTTGTAGTACATACTGGAAGTTTTACTTTTAAAAACTCCTCTATATCTTGCCAAGAACTATCAGAGGTAATATCTAACCATTTAATTTGTACCAATGGAAAACGATCAATTTCTCTTTTAGCTTTTTTATTTATTGTTAGTTTTCTTTTTATCATTTGTTTTAATTTGTACAGTTCCAACACTACTACTTAAATGCTTATTATGTACTTTATTAAATACAGTAATAAACTTTTCCCAATCGTTATTTTTCAACGATTGTCTCAGCAGTAATATCGATGATTTGTTTGTTTTCATTTATATTTTTTTCAAGTTCACTTAATCGTTTTTCTAACTGCTCTCTATTCATTCCCTCTAGTCCTATATGGTTTATCTCTTTTTTATCTACAAAGAAACCTGCCATTTGCCCAGCTCTATATTCAGCATTAATCGCTGATGCGTATTGGTTTTTTTCCTCTGCTTTAGTTCGTAATCTTTCAAATACTTTATATGACCTTAGTTTATCTTTTTCGTATTTATGCAATTCTTGGCTTAATCTTTTTTCTAAATATCTGCAAACGTGGGGGTTTAATTCTGGGTTTGTAAGACGTGATGCAATCTCAAAAGGTTTTTTGTTAGGATCTTTTGTTGTATATCCTGCTTGTAAACAAGCGTCTGCCTTTGAAATACTGCCCCAATTCGCAACAAGTATATCTACAAACATTCTTTGTTTGGGTGTTAGCTCACTTGTTAATTTTACTGAATTTTTGCGTTTTGCCATAAAATATAAATTCTTGACCTTATAATATTATAAATGACGTATTTTATCTACACACCCTCAAATAACCCGCATAGTTCTAACCCTCATTTACTGGGAATACGAAAAAGATATATAAATCAATGGTTTACCAATGACACAAAAAAGAGGGCTGAAAGTCGGAAAAAATAAACAAGCATTTACGCCATTTTTCCCAATTTCAGTCCTAAACCCTCTATATAGAAAAAAACTTTATTTTTTTTTGCAGAAGTTGTACAAATAGGCTGAAAGTAGGAAAAGCTATATGCACCAATGGTTATTCGTTCCTACTCACATGGGATAATCCCAACAAAGTCTGAAAAATGGCTTATTTGGCTCGTCATTTTTTTTCCCAGTCTGAAACCCAGCCAACTATGTCATTTTCCAAAAATTTAGTTCGTAAAGCTAACCTATTTATCAAAAAAGTTATATAAATCAATTATTTAACAGCCCCCGTGAGCCGTGTTCCGAGCAAATTGCAACACCAACAAATAAAAAAAGACATATAAATCAAGGACTTAGCGACATACATCTAGGGCGTTAGTGTCAAACGCCCTAGACTACTAATTAAAAGGAGTTAATACTATTTTGTATCAACTTCGTATATGATTATTTTATAAAAATTTTATTGTCAAGGAATATTTTTCATTAGACTACATTAAAGGCACAACAATCACGTCTCACGCAACCTTAGATTGTACGAAATAAGTTATTGTTTTTAAATCTAAAAATCTTTGCTTATTATTCATTTTTTTCTTTATCTTTAAATCAAATTGTGGGAATGATTAGGAAACTATAACAAAAGGAAAACTATGACAAAAAAGTATAAATACGAAGTAGAAGAATACTCACAAGATACAAGAAGTTTTTTTGTTGAAAGTGATATTGAATTAAATCACGATGAAATAGTTCAATGTATTTCAAACTCTACTTTTAATGAAAACACTAAAACTGGGTTAAAAATAAAAGGACACAAAACCTATACCCAATATACTGGAACTGATTTTGGCGATGATTGCCAAGTAAACATATCAGAGGTGGAATAATGAATAACAAAATAATATTGTCAATTGAGGGTGGCGTACTTCAATATGTTTTTTCAAACAATGACGCAAAAATCGTTTTATATGATTGGGATAATATAAACGAAAACGGAAACACAGCAGAAATGCAAGAAAAGTTTGACAATGAAACAAAAAACTTAAAGGAGTTATTTTAATGAATGACAATATAAAAACAATTAAACAGTACATTAAAACTTTTAATGACCGAAGATTGAGAGAGGAATATAGATTATATACCTCTATTCAACGACCAACGATACTTGAAAACTATTTCAAGGACTTTATTAAACAAGAAATAAGCACAAGAGGTATTGGAGTATGACTAAAGAAGAAATAAAAATTCTTGTTGATTTATTAGAAGATAAAATACAAGAACACGAGAATTTTGATGACTGTGAATATAGTACGTTTGAATATATTGCAGACCTTCGAAATATAGCCGACAAACTTGAAAAACAACTATAAGGAAAAACTATGATAACTAAAGAAGAATACGTTGATAACGAAGTAGAAAGTGCGTTTGATGATATGAAATTTGTTGCAGGAGTATTAAGAGAATACTTTTATAACAATGTAAAAGACTTAAATGATGAAGAATTTAAAGAATATCTTTTAGATTTAGGTTGGGACGAAGACCTTATAAACGAAAAGGAAGATAATGACTAAAAAATATAAGTACACAGTAGAAAAAAATTGTGATCATACTTATCACTACACGATTGAAAGTGATAAACCTTTAATACAAGAAGATATAGAAGATTGTATTAATGATGTTGATACAAAAGAATGGAACACAATTGACGAATACAAAGGTATAAAAACTACTTTTGTAAACGACACTAAAGAAACAACTAACTATAAAATAGAGGCAGAAGAAAACTATGACTAAACCAAAAATAGAGTTCAGAGAGGTGCGTATGCACTTATCAAGACCAGCTACCATTAAAAAAGATGGAATGGACGGCTTAACTTATACAGACAACAGAAAAGAGGTTACAAATGTTTGTGTATGGTATGACATAGGATATAAAGACGGCGAAATTGATATGATTGCTGAAAAAGATTTTCATATTGATAAACACGAAACAATAGATGAGGCAGAGAAAAAAGCAGAAAACTATGCTTACAAACTTGCTAAAAAATATAAAACTTATGTTAACTATTATTAATATGACTAGATCATTTATTGTAAATAAAAAAGATTTATCTTTCGGAATTTATTATACCCTTGAAACATTATTCGAGGAAATAAATAACAAGAAAATAAAAGCCAATGACTTTTATTTCTTTACAAATGAGGACAAGGCATTATTGTGCCAAGAAGAACTAATAAACAAACAAAGGAGAAAAAATGGCAGACACAAGTAAATACAAATCAGTATCAGTACCCATAGAGGTTTATAAGATACTCACTTACTTAAGTAAGGGAAAACTTATAGATGATAATGATATGCACTTAACAATAAGCAAGACAATAGAACTACTTGCGAAACGAACAGCAAAAGAAAGTGGATATAAACTATGAAAGATATAAAAGACGTTGTAGCGTGGTTGGAAGAAGAACTAGCCCATTTTGAAATGGCAGTTGAGCAACATAACTATGTATCTAAAGCAGACGAGATTAGATACAGAATGGCACAAGAACTATTGGCTTGGACTTTAGGCTATAAGTTTGATAAAAAATATCTAGCAGTTCCCGTGAGCCGTGAGACTTGCGACAACAATCAGGAGGCACGATGAGTGATGATAGATACGTCAAACTCGTAGAGGCGTTTGAGGCAGAGGGCTATTCTTATGCAGAGGCGTGTAAACTTGCTTATGAGGAGTTTACTGAGGGTAGTGAGCCTATACTCAGCGATGAGGAAGAAGAACAACAAGCAGTAGCAGAAATAGAATACGAAAAAAAACAAAAGGAAAAACAATGAAAAAAGAAATGACAAGAGATGAGGCAATAAAGTACTTAGTACAAAAAGACTTTGACTTCATCACAAACGAATTAGATAATTTAGGGGAAGAATTATTGTATAGTTATCTTGAAGATGGTTTTAAAGGTTATTGGAACTTTACTGACGAAGAACTAGAAGATGAAGTAAAGCAACGCAGAGAGCTAGAACTTATGGATAGTAATGTAATATCCATTAGACGTGATACAAAAGCGTTTGGGAGGCACTCATAATGCAAAACCCTAGTGTCTATGAACTTGCAAATGATTTATATATTTATTTTATAAATTACTTAGACATAAAAGATAAGTGTATCGTTGAAAAAGAAGATTATAGCGAAAGCACCGATCTTGGTAGGGAAATATATGAAATCATAGAAGAAGAAATCATTAGGAACATGATGCAACCTTTTACAAACGATTGGAAATTGTTAGGGGAAGGGGATATAAAGAAACGTATAATGAAGCACGTTAAAACATATAACAAAAAGAAACTACACTAATGAATAAAGATACAAAAAGTTATTACGAAAGAGCCAAAGAGTATCTTCGTAAAAGCAAAGAAACAGATGACGCTGATTTATCAGACCATTACTATAAACAGTATATGGAATATCTGTTTAAAGGAGACCAAGCAAAACAAAAGGAAAAAAATGACTGAAAAAAAACAAATGGACGTACTAAGACAATCACAATTACTAAAAGTATATAATGATATGCTAACTGTAGTTAAAAAGATGTTAGATGATAAAGTTGACCCCGAGATACTAGCATCAACACTCGTTGCACAAGGCTTAAGATTATACAGAGGAATAATGGATCAAAAGACCTTTGATGAAACAATTCAAGTAATAGTTAATAATGCTAAAAGCATGAGTATCAAACCTTTATTTGAATTTAAACCAGATAAACCTAAAGAGGATAAAATAAACTAATGGAAGCAATAGATCAAATCATACAAGGCATATTAATGTTTGTAATAATAGCTATCATATTCTAATGATGGAGTTATTAATAGACGCAGGGCTATCGGGAATAGTCTCGATAGGCATATTAATAGTAATATACTTAATTATAACAAGATAAAAATATGATGCAATTTATAGCAATTATAATATTTATTACTTGGCTTTTAATAGTTATTTTTGAAAAAAAATAATATTTGACAAATAGGAAATAATAACTATATTTCAATTACTAGCTTTTTTAGTTTAGTTAGGCATCGTTTAGGTACGATATAAAACATACCTTACCATAATAAACAATGGAGGGATTAGTTTTCATAGTTCTAATCCCTCTTTTAATTTAATTTAACCAATCAAATTCTTCAGAATTATAAGGCATCATTTGTTATCTTTATAAATAAGATATAAAACTACAATTAAACCAATTACAAAAATCAATGATAATTGTAAAAGTACACTCATTATTTTACTTCTATTTTAACGCCTTCGATTTCTTTTGGATCATTAAAACCAAGTTTAATCTTAAGTAGTCCATTTTCCATTTCAGCTTCGTCCACTATTACATCTTTAGCAAGTTCAAATTGTTTAAAAAACTGTCTGAACGCCAAACCTTTTTGAACGTAATCTACTTCTTTATCATCTACTTTTCCTTCAACAGTTAAAATACCGTCTTTAACTTCTACAAGAACATCTTTTTTATTGTATCCAGCTAAACCGATTTCTAATCCGTATTTACCTTTAGAGTATTTAACTACGTTGTAGAATGGAAATGATTGTACTTTTGACCATGTGTCAAAAATATTTTCAAAAGTCTCATCAAAAAACTTTGTTGAGCCGTTGAATAATTGTTTGCTTAAATTATTGAAAACATCAATGTTTGTCATAATTATCTCCTTTGTTAAAAGCAAGTTAATTGACCCACCCCTATGGTGCAGTCTTAAGTATTATATAGGTAAACCTGCCTCTTTTTCAAGAGGCAGGAAACTTTAAACAATGAAAGGAAAAAATAGAGTAAAGACTCTATGATTTAATTATCATGTGAAATGTGATATATGTCAATAAGGGCTTTATAACAGAGAGAATAGGGGCAGATTAACTGCCCCTAATAATTTATAGACTATTCTTCATCTTCTTCGTCATCAAAATCAGATTCTACATCAGATTCTAATTCTTCAACTTTTTCTCTTAGATTATCAATATCTTCTTGTATTCTATCTAAGATATCTTGAATTGTTTCTGCTTTTTTCTTTGCCATAGATACTCCTTTCGGCAGTAATGATCTCAAATAAAATTAATGGGATCAACTGTTTATTAAAAAAGAACTTACTAAAGCTGTGGTGCTACTTAAAACAATATTTCGCCACTTATCTGCCAACTTTTTATATTCTTTTCGTTTATCTTTATCTTTTTCTTTTTTATAGGCTTCGTAATGTCTATAATATTTTATCCAATTAATTTGTTTTTCTGTAAATTTAATATCTCCACGTTTAACTGCTAATAAATATTTTTCTTTAACTAAATCAGGATCAAACCCTGACCAATAACATACGTATTGAAAATCAGCATCCTTGTTTATTATCCATTCATGTGCTTCCATTTTATAGATACTTGTTTTGCGATCTGATAAACCTTGCATTGTATCTTCTATTGCATTACACAAGACTCCACGCCATAACTTCTGTTCAGAAGCTATTTCTTTATCTTCTAATATAGTTTGAGCAAATTCAATGCCCATAAGTCTTAACAAGTCTACCGAGTAAGTCATGATAATATAATGTCATCTCGGGACTATGTTTGCTTTTAGCAAAATAATCGTAGTTATCATGTATTGCTAATAGCAAGTCTGTTATCTCCTGTCCACTCCATGAAGAAAAGTTGCCATCTATAATGTTTTGGAGCTTATCAATATTAAATAAATCTCTACGTCCTTTGAGTTTTAAAGGTTTTGTACGTTTCATACGTACATTGTAAATGTTATTTTTTAGTTTTACCACCATCATACACTGTAAATATTTTAGCGTTTTTCTCAGTTTTAGGAATATTTTTTTTATTAAAGTTGTTTTTACCTTTGCTATACCAATAAATTTTAGTTAAAGGCATAAATCTTTCATCAAAAGCAGGATCAAATCCATACGTTTTACCCATATATAAGTTAAACATAATTTGGCATACAAGTTCGTATTGAAATTTAGTTAATTTTTTAGAAAGAAAACTTAAACAATGTAAAAATTCTGTATGTATATCTTCTTGATCTTCATCCATATTAGTTTATTAGCATAATCAGCTAATAAAGCAACATTAATTTTTATTATTTAAAAGATTTTTAATAAATACTTCGTATTTTACTTTTTCTTTTGTAGCTTGAAATTTACAGTAATCGTGAACTAATTTAGAAATCATACTTGCTGGAGCTCTAAACTTTTTACCACATAAACTTTTTAATATTTTATAATCTTCAATTCGTATTGCAACGCTTTTCCATTTACTTATATCCATTGAGGTCTCCTAAAAGTTTAATTTTTATCATAATATCTTTAGTTAAGTCTATCCTATCAAAATGTCAACTAATATTGACAAACCGTCTTAGCTTATATAAGATTATCTTATGAAGTCGTATCGCTTTACCGCTAGGTATGCTGGTCAACGCATAGTGCTTGACGTAAATGCAGTAGATGATGATGAAGCGAAGCGTAACTTCTTAACAGAGCTTAGTGAAGGCAAAGGATCTTGGGCTAAAGAAGTAACTTATAGTCCGTCTAAAGTTTTCCTAACATATGAGGAACTTAATGTTTCATAACAATGAGTCTCTAGTCGCTAAAAAAATGATTCTTGAATCAAAATGGAATCAAATGTTTTTAGAAAAAGGATCAGAGACAATAGATATGATGCAGATTGAACTGGAACTTAAAGAAATTAAGAGACAGTTAAGAGAACAAGCTGTATTTAATATCAGACAAGAACTAGCAGAAGAAGATTTAGATATCGCTTCTTAGTTCTTAATTTATCTACTTTTTATAACTCCTTCAGTCAGGAGATGAAGACACTTGTCTGTGTGCTTTTTCATTTTATCTTCAAATAAAAATTCAAAATTTGATATTAATTCTTTATTACTATGTTTTTCCCAAACTATTTTATTAAGAGCAGTTAAAAAAAATAACTCATCTTTATTTCTTGCAACATAGCATAATGAAGCATTTGCATGTTTTTTAATAAAAGCATATCTATGATTACCACTATGTAAATCATATTTATCATTTTCTTTAGTAAGTACTAAAGGACACAACAGACCGTTTTTCTTTATATCTTCTCTTATCTGTATCTTAAATTCATGATGAGGAACATGAGTAGTCATAATATCTTCAAACTTAATAACTTCTAATCTATGTGGAAATATTTGATACAGAGGATGTATAACTGTCAAAGGCCCGTGAGCCGTGATTCCTGATAACTTAGTCTCGGTCATTTTCTATTAAATGTATAATTAGTTTTCAGTCTTATCTTACTATTCTTAAATGTCCAACACTCACCTGTCTTGTTTATAAAACATACCCATAATAAATCTTCTTCCATACCGTAATCAATTAAGAAATGAGCATAAGCATCTCCTTTAGGAGTACTTAATGGAATAGGAGGGTTTATCCTAATCATATTCCAAACATTGCCATTGCTACTAAAAGCATTGTGCTGATAGCTAAATAAGTAATCATTTATATTTAATCCAATTATATATAGCAACAAAACTAAGTAATATAAATACTATTTGTTGTGATAATCTTGCCATATCTTTTTCAATATATGAAATATAAGTCCACATTAAAACAGATATAGTTAAAAAAATAAATGCAATCCATTGTAAATTAATAATTGCACTTGCCTGTATTATAGAACAAGCAATACTAATACTTGCGGCTACCCATTTATAAATTGTTAAATTCATAAACCCTTTTCTTCATATGCTTTTATAATAGCAATACATAATTCTTTTGTTACTGCACTTTTCATTTGATTAACTTTATTAGAAACAAATATAATGTTTTCTTCTGTATATCCAATATTTGGGTCTAATCTATCTACACTAACTGAATTACTTTTATTAGTTTCTTTCATAGAGGTGGGTTTAGGTACTATTGGAACTCCTGTTAATGCACAAGTATATCCGTATCTTTTTTTATGTAATTCAAAAAGTTCTATAAATCTTTTTTTTGTTATAGTACAACGATGTTTATCTTTTTCATTTTCAGGAAGATTTTTAACACGTTGTGAATTATTTACCCTATATTTTATACGAAGAAAAAGATTAGTCATAAAACCATTTTCAGTGCTCCTATATGTTTTATTTATGTCCCATGTACAGTTTTTACATTCACTATTAAGTCCATCAGTTGCTTTTTTTCTTTTATAAAAGCTATCAAGACTTAATGTTTTACCGCATCTTGTACAGGTCTTCATTCAACTTCGCCCCAACTATTACCTATTGCTACATCAACTAAGCTTGGAACTTTAAACTCTATACAGCTTTCCATAGTCTTTTTAATTATTTTAACATCTTTAGCTTCATCTTTAATGTTAAAACATAATTCATCATGGATCTGTAGTAACGGAGTATGTCCTGCTTCATGACAATCAATAACTGCTTGTTTAGTTTGATCGGCTGCCGAACCCTGTATAAGTCTATTTAAAGCTTTATATGTTCCAGCTCTTTTAATGTTTTCTTGTCCACCAAATTTAGCAATAGCTGTTTCAAATGTTTCAGAATTTACCATTACCCAATCTTTAGGTTCCCATCTATCAAACCTACACTTACGACCTTTTTTAGTTCTAATAGCACCTTCTTTAGATGCTTTATCCATACAAAGATTAATAAGCTTTTTAACAAATGGAACTTTTCTATTATATTTGATAATAATATCTTCTGCTTCTTCTTTAGATAAACCTAAAGACGTTGCAAGTTTAGTATTACCCATTCCATACATTAAACCTAAACCAATTGTTTTAGCTTGTGAACGATCTATACCTATCATATCAGCAACTGTTTGGTGAAAGTCTGCTGAAGCATTTTCATATGCTTTAATAAGTTCTTGTGATCCTTCATAGCCAACTGACGCTGCGTAATGCACAACCATTCGTGGTTCTTGTTGTGAATAGTCAAATGAACCCCACTTACAATCTTCATCTGGTAAAAATAAAGATCTAATCTTAGGACCAAAATCTTTATTACGAGCAGGTATCTGTTGTAAGTTTGGATTAGACATAGAGATACGTCCAGATACAGTTCCTCCTGAATCTGATCTTAATTGATTAATCTCAGCATGTATTCTACCTTTTATCTGATATCTCATAATGCTTTGCAAGAAAGTTCCATGAAATTTATTTATCTCTCTAGCTTGAACTATAAGTTTAGCTACTTCATGATTACAATTAGTTAACCAGTTAGCTGTAAAGCTTGGTTCATTACTCTTAGCAGTTCTTGGATAAGCTATCTTTAACTTATCAAAAGCTTCTCCTATTTGTCTTGCCGCCCAGATATCTATATCTTTACCAACAATAGCTTTAATCTTTAATAAGATTTGTTTCTCTTGTTTTTCAAAATCTTTAATCATTGTTTGGGCTTTATCCACATCTACTCTAATTCCTTTTTGTCTCATCTTAATTAGAATAGGAAGTAATTTAGATTCCATTTCCCAAATAGTAGTTAGATTTTGTTTAATGATTTCGTTCTTTAGAAATCCCCATAGCTTTAGCGTGAGCCGTGCATCTTGTTCCGCGTAGAAACCAACATGTTCTGCTGGTAACTTCCACATCTCAGCTTTAGGATCAATGCCATGATCTTTGGCAGCTTCTTTAAGATCAGTCTCAGCTTTAATTTCGCCTAAGTAATCTTTAGCCAATGAGTTTAGATTATATGCCCATCTGTTTTCATCAACGATTGCTGCTGCAACCATTGTATCTACAATTTCTCCATTAACTTGAATACCCATAGCTTGTAGCCAACCTAAATCGTATTGAGCATTATGAAATATTTTTTTACAAGGTAGTGCACAAACTTCTTTCATATAGCTAATAACTTGTTCAGGTATCATGTTGCCACCACCAAAGTGATCAAATGGATAATAACCTTGCCATCCTTCAACTGCCACAGCAAAACCTATTACATAACCTTTACCAATAGCCCAACCAGCTCCTAATCCTTCACTAATGCCATCGTCTCTAGTTTCTAAGTCAATTGCTATTTCAGTTGCATTAGATAAATCCTTATATTCAGAAGGACATAACCAAATACTTTTTTTAAATGTTAATGAATACTGCAAACTAGCCATTGTAATCCCTTTCTAAAACCATTTCTAAATAATGAATGGCTTTTAAAATATCTTCTTTTTTTCCTTTTAATTTGTGTCTGCATATATACTTTATTGCATTACCCTCTGCAAATAGTAAATTATTTTCATTTATAAATTTAGAAGGCTGTATCTTCATAACTTTGTAATGAGAACCACCTACTTGTTTAAAAAACGCTTTATTGGTCATTTCTTTTTTCCTTTAAGTATTTTAAGTAGTCTTCCCCTATTGGATAGTTATACTTGTGATCAGAGCTTAGTAAATGTAATGAATACTTAGCTCTGGTTACAGCAACATAAACTACTCTTTTTTCGTCCATTTTTTCCTGCACCGTTTTGTTTTGATATTGAGAAGCATAATCTGCTTTAAAATAAACCAAAACATTATCTGCCTCCCCTCCTTTTACAGAATGCACAGTATCTATAATCATATTAGGTTCTTTATCTAACTGATCTTCTCCGTACTTCTGTAATAGAATATTGATATAAGTAACTTCTGTTGGTGTAATATTTCTTTTTAAAACATGAGACCAATCCTTTCCTTTAAGTTCATCTTTTATAGTTAATCCACACCATGATTTTAAATCTTCAAAACTATATAAGTTAAATTTATCTTGTTCATCCCAGAATTCTTTTTTTCTATATAAATCTTTAGCTATATATCTAGTATATTTATAAAAGTTTTGTGCTTCTTCTTTACCTATCTTTTCTCCATTGCATAATGTTTTCCAAGTTTTAATAGCTTTCCATTTATTATTAGTAAAAGATTTATTACCTTTATTATCCATAAAGTATAAACCTTTAGTCTTAGCCATCATTCTAAGTTCATTAACAGTTGTGCTAATTCTACCCAATAAATACCAACTGCCTTTATACTTATCAAACTTAACATCATTAAATGCTCTATATCCATTAACACTATCTTTAATATCAGGATTATGTAAAAATTGTTTTTCTTCACTATCTAATATTCCTTGTCTTACTATTTGAGAAAACCTATGTATCTCTTTTCCAAATCGTCTTGTTTGAGTAAGAACTTTCTTTTCGCCAGGAAAATATGTTGTAAAGTATTTATATTCTGAACCATTCCATCTATAAATTGCTTGGTCATCATCTCCAGCTAGATAAATCTTATTAGCGTTATCCGCCATCTTATAAACAACTGACCATTGTAATGGTGTAAAATCTTGTGCCTCATCTAATATTAGAACTTCTAATGGTGGAAAATTAACTTCATCAATAGTACGTTCAATCATATCAGTGAAATCCATATATTTAGTTTCTCCTTGTTTTTTATATTTATTGTAGGCTTCAACCTTTTTTAATAATAAATGTAAGGATTCTCTTTTATATGTTTCTTTACGATAAACTTCTTCAACAGGTTGCATCATGTTTCTTGCTTTATCATAGATATGTAAAGACCAATCTGTATAAACAAAAGAATCATCATCTAATCTATTATCAGAACTTTTTATAATTTGACTTTCTAATGCAAAATCAATCATACATCTTTGTGGATCAAATACTTCATGAGTAAAATATTTCTTACAATATTTATGTAATGTTTTAAATCTTTGAAAATCTTTTATAGTGTATTGTGGAAATGCATTTAGAGCTCTAGCTATTGCTGTGTTAACAGCTTTATTTGTAAAAGATATAAAAGCTATATCTTGTGGTTTAATACCTTCAGCTAAATGCTTAGTAAGTATTTCTTGAACTAATGTATTAGTTTTACCCGTTCCTGGCGGGCCATAATACTTAATAGTCTTATTCCTAATTTTATTTAGGTGTTCTAAACTGTTGGGCATGGTATGCATCATCTAGCTCTGTTAATGGTTGTTGTGTGTTTGTTTCTTT